ATCTGGTCTCTGTAGTCTAGCGTCTGAGCTTTGTACTCCAAAGTGAGCTAGAATGACTTCTATATATCTTGAACCGCCTCTAGCGTTTCTTTCTAACCACTCTTGTAATCTAAACGCCCTTCTTAAGTCGTTTATGCTTGAAGCTGTTGCGTCTGTCAAGTCTACTTCTGTGTGTTTAGATACATCAATTTGTCTAGGATCTCCTGTTGTTGTATCGTAAGTAACATACGCTGAAGGTGTATTTCGACTAACTAAACCATGATTAGGGTCTGCAGTTCCATCTGTATTCTGAAAATATGATGCTAATCCTGAATCATTTGCTGATCCTGTTACATTAATTAATGGTGCAGTTGTTCCTAATGGAATTGTAGCTTCGGGGCCTTTCTGAGTCCATGGTAATGCACTTGTAAAGTAATCGTGTTGCCATGCTCTGTTCTTAAGCTCTTGCCAATTTTGTTGTAAAGCGTTGCTACCTGATTGTGCTTCATCTGTTACTTTATCAACTAAGTTTTGGTCTCTGTAGTATTCATTAAAGATTTTCCAATAAGCCATAAAAGGTAAACAACTAATTTTTGTGCTTGCTCCTAAGTTTCCTGTTGGTAATCCTAAATAATCGGGAAGTGTTCCGTTAGCTACGGTCATACTTGAAAAGTATGGAGCTACTGGTGGAACATATCCGGGGTCTGCTGCATCTTCACCTCCTGTGATGTACTCTTCCCATTGGGGCCATACTATCCTGTTTGGTACGAAGAAGAAATGACAGTATACGCTCGACTCATGCATTATTGGGGCAAGTAAGGGAGCGAATCTGACTAATTGCGTAGTTTTTATATTAAAGCTATCTCCGGGTACGCACTCCATAACTGAGATAGGTGTGATTTTTCCTATAGACATAGAGAATTTTCTGCTATGTGAAAGGTCAAATGTATTGTGTTGGGGTCGTGGCATTGCCACTTTACTAAAAATACTCATTTGTTTTATTTAAGTGTTATTATATCGTATAATTTATTCCATGGGTCTTTCATGAATTCTTTTATTGCTTTAGCGTGTTTTTTTGTTAAAGGCTTACTAAGATCTATATCTAGTAATGTAGCCATAACTCTCGTTGCTAAAGGGTCATTAGTTTTAATGCCCCTTTTAGCTAAATCTGAATTAAGTTTACTGACTGCTATTTCTAAAGCTTGTTTATCTCTTCCTAAGATTGCTTGATCTACTTCTGCCATAGATTTTGCTATTAAACCTTTTCCGGGTATTGAAGCGGCTATACTTTGAAGTCTATCCATGTATGTTTTTGTTTTAGCTTGTTTTGCTCCTTCTTCAGCAATTGTTATATCTGAAGATAAGGTACCTTGCAATTTTCTAGTTTGAGCATCACTTAAGTTTGATTGTGCGACGTTTTTCATAGCGGCTGTATTCATATTATTAGCTTGTGCTTGTTGTACTTTAGCGTTCATAAAGGGTACCATAGCATTATCTATTTTATATGCTGGCGCTTGTCCTGTTACTGCTTTTCCTGTTGGGGATTGTGATACGTTTCCTACGGCTGAACCGGGTGATGATCCGTAAATTAAGTTTGGATTAAGTCCTGCTTGTGTAAGTCTAGCCATTTGTTCTGTTGGGTGATTATAGGCCATAAGTCTTTCCCATTGCTTAGTATCGTATGCTCTACGATCTTTTTCCATTCTTTCGTTAAATTTTCTTGCATCTCTTTCTCGTCTTTTAGCTCCTATATTTGTTGCTATGTTTGATCCTAGTCCGAAGAGTCCGGACATTAGTGCTGGTATTGCTGGTCCTATTGGCATATTTTTATTTTTTAAACCACTCTCCCCCCGAAAGGGGAGGGGTCTTGCTTTTATTTATCTGTTTTCTTTGAAATTTTATCTAGTCTTTCTAACTCTTTGTTAGAAGTTTTGATAGTTTCACTAACTCCTTGTATTAAATCATCAAATGAGATTAATCTAAGTTGTAAGAGTCTAAGTTGTTGTTCACAACTTACACACGTTGAGAGTACGAGATTTTTTAATAAATCTTCGTTTTTTAACTCTTTTTCGGTTTTTAGGGTGTTTTTATTATTATCCATAAGTATATATATTTGTATTTAACATAAATTTGTTATATAATTTATATTAAGTAATACACTTTTGCAAGTGTTTTTGACACTTTTTTTACAAATCTGATTTAGCACTTTCACTTCGTTTTCGTTTTTATTTTGATTTTGTAAAAGGGATTGGTGTCAATTAGCACTAATATATCAAGTAGGATATTAGTGCTATAACAAAAAACCCCTTATTGTTTAGGGGTTTTTTTATCAGCGTCTTTATCTGCCGACGCTTCTTTTTCTGCTTCTGTGTCTTCGACCACAGGTTTTTGCTGTTTACCAGCTTCTATTTCTGCATTGATCTGCTTTGTAAGATCTTTGCGTTTCTGCTCGAGATCCTTTTTGTATTCTAACATTTCTGTAAGATCGTTGAATCTAGGTACTTCTGTATCAAAGTATTCACCTTGTTTATCGACTGCTCCAAGAGATACACCTCTTGAATGTCTATCTAATAATTCACCTATAGTGAGATTTTGATCGGGTAAAGTCATGCTTTTACCCATCTTCTTTTTATAACCAGTACTTTGGTATTGTTTACCTGAGAACTGAGTTTTAATTACTTTTTTCTTTTTTGTCATAATTTTGCGCGTTTAAGTGTTAAAGTTTTCTCCCTTCTATCTACCATATCTATCCAAACATCTCGTTTGGTTTTACCATCCATTTCTAAGAAATCGGGAGTTTTCATTTCTTGAATAGTTAACCATTCTTTAAAGAGTTCTTTTAATTCTGATTTAGTAAATATCTTATTTTTATAATATCTAGGCATTGAAAGTATATGACCATTTTCGTGTACTATACAGAATAATTGTCTGTCTTTATAGTATTTGATCATTTGAGGAGTAAGATAACATTCTCCAAGTCCTTTAGACATAAGTTGGAATTCGGAAATTCTATCGTCGTAAACTCCGTATTTTTTATCTATGATTTTTTGAGTACCGCCTTTAGTAATGTACCCAACAACATAGTTAATAGTAGCAAGATTACTAGGTGTAACAAGTACATGTCCATGCTTCCAAGTATCTCTAATTTGCGTAGCACTGTCAATAATGTTTTGTGGTAAGTTAAATACGATTGCATGATAATGGGGTCTAGCGGTTTTGGTTCCATATTCGCCACATGCGAAATATTTAAGGCGTTTGGGACCCTTTTGATTGGGGACTAGCTTTCTAAGACGTTTTAAGAAATTCTGATAATCTTTCTTAACAAGCGTAGGTAAGCCATTTGCTGATAGTGGGGCTTTTTCATAAGTAAGTGTAAGAAAACATGATGTTTTTGCTTTCTTTGATTCTTCATTAATTCTAAATGACCAATGCGATGAGCGCCTCTTTAAGCAGGGTATACACTTTCCACAGGGTACGGGAGTCATAAGATTCTCGTTCCGAATGTCTAAGTTTTTACTTTTTACTAAAAAAGGCGACTGACATTGCATAACATAAACTATAACCTAATACCTCCTCGAGAAACTCGGAAACTATTATATTTTTTAGACTTTCGCTTTTGTGCGCCAAGTCTTCTTTTAAAGCCTATAGACTTATATTTAAGTTTTTTAGACTTTTTGTATTTGCTTTTTGTTCTATACATAATTATTAAATTGTAGGGGTTCCAAAATAAGGCATCGGTCTTCTAGCCTTTACATTGTTGTGTAGGTATACATAAAGATTTTCATCTCCTTCGCCTACAGCGAATACTCTATCTACCTCATCTTCTTGACATTCTACAAAGTTTGCGTTAAGGTTTGGTCTAGAACCAAAGATTCTACCCATGTGCCAAAAGTTAAGTGTTGATCTAAATTCTCCGTGAACTGTGCTTGGTAAATATTTATACTCAGCATATCTAGGAGTATATCCGAATACTTCTTCATCTAGTGAGTCTGTAGAGTCTGCATATATTTCTTTATTCAAAATTGGTTGTTCACCAATATTTGCAAAGGATGGCCAAAAATATTCGAATTTGTCCATTTTACTAAAATGCTTAGGAATACCTTGTTGGTATGCTGTTTTAGGCATGATAGTCATAAGTCCCATAATATATCCGTGTTCTTCACATTTATAACTAACATAATTAGAAGAGCCAACTGAAACACCGTGGCCAGCCATGTTACCTTGTGGGGTATCTTCGGCAGCGGCGTCTGATGTTTGTAATACTTCACTTATGGAGATCGGCGTAGCTGACCCTCCTAAAAATTCTGGTCTCTGTAGTCTAGCGTCTGAGCTTTGTACTCCAAAGTGAGCTAGAATGACTTCTATATATCTTGAACCGCCTCTAGCGTTTCTTTCTAACCACTCTTGTAATCTAAACGCCCTTCTTAAG